GGTGGAGACGCTGTAAGAGCACCTCGGAAAGAATGCGCGATTTTTAAGCGGCTTTTGTAAAAGAATTACAGCATGAAAACTCCCTGCTTGTGAAAAAGAACACAGGCAGGGAGGTTTTTATATGTTTTTGTTATACAATTTGGATAATTGAATCAAAAATAAGCAAATAGTATCTGAAAAATGTGCACTGTTGGGGGGCGGAACGCTATGGTATCCTGTTGCCAAGCCAAACAGGAAAGGAAGTGAAGAATCCAGGATGGGGCAGACAAAACAGCCCGCCAGTAAGAGCATGGAAAGCTTACAGCGGGCCACCGACACCCTGAGTACCTTGCTGGCGCAGGAAGTCCGGGAGCTGAACGCCCGGCAGAAAACGGCCAGAAAGGCAGCGGACAAAGACGGCCCGGCAGACCCCGGCAGCTTCAAGGGACTGAAAGAAGCCACCGCTGTTTTAAAAGACCTGGCCGCGGTGGCGAGGGCGCTGAACGAGCAGGGCGTAGAGGCCGAGGGCACGGTCTGCGGCGTGGTGCTGCTGCCGTCGGTGGAGGAAGCATGAGTGAACCCAAGAGAGCCGCCGTGGTCTGGCGGCCCCAGCCGAGGCAGCTGGAATTTATGCGGCGGCCGGAGCCGGAAGCCCTCTACGGCGGGGCGGCAGGCGGCGGCAAGAGCGACGCGCTGGTGATCGAGGCGCTGCGGCAGGTGCACATCCCGCACTACCGGGCCCTCATCCTCCGCAAAACTTACCCGCAATTGACCGACCTTGTGGACAAAAGCCAGCTGTACTACCGCCGGGCATTCCCCGGGGCGCAGTACAACGCCACCAGCCATGTGTGGGTGTTCCCCAGCGGGGCGAAGATTTATTTTGGCTCCCTGCAGTACACCAAAGACCGGACGAACTATCAGGGCAAGGCCTTTGATTTTATCGGCTTTGATGAGCTCACCCACTTTGAATGGGAAGAGTACAGCTACCTGATGAGCCGCAACCGCCCTACCGGCCCGGGCACCCGGGTGTATCTCCGGGCCACCACCAACCCCGGCGGGGTGGGGCACGGCTGGGTCAAGGCCCGGTTCATCACACCGGCTCCGCCCGGTACGCCCATCGTGGAAGAATACCCGGTGCGGATGCCGGACGGCACGGAGAAAAAACTGAAACGGGCGCGGGTGTTCATCCCGTCCAGCGTGTTCGATAACCCGGCCCTGCTGGAAAACGACCCGGATT